GCGAACCTCAAGTCCGCACCGCTCATACGCTTCTTCGATTATCTCAGCTACGTCGAGGTCGAAGTCTGTTGAACCTGAAGTTGCCATTTACTTCTTAGCCGATCCGCCGCGCTTCATCTTCATTGGTTTTTTCATCATGCTGCCGCCACGCATCATCTTCTTTTTAGCTGCACCACCACGCATCATTCTCATAGGCTTCTTTTTTCCACGCATCATTCCTGGCATCGTATAATCTCCTTGCCGAACGCTCGGCTATTAGGTTGTCAAAGTCATCATCATCATAGTTGTCATAGTAACCTTTTTTCAGCAGCTTTGCACTTGCATCATCAAGTTTTGACAACCGTTGTATAAACACCATAGTTATGTCGTGTTGAAACGACAACAGCCAGATGTTCATCCCCTTTTGCGCAAACCATTTGTTTAGTGCCATACATGAGACTTCAAGATCCTCATACTCACAAAACGGTTCTTGCTGTGCCACAATGACAACCTGATGGTCGTCATTAAAACTATCAACCTCTTCATTTACAACGTCCCAGAAGTTATCTTCTGTTTCAATTACCTTTACTTGGTTCTCGAACCAAGCCTTTTTTGCGTATGGACAGGGCCAGATGTTGTTTAAATCTGGGTCAGGAACACTAAGCTCCTCAACAATCCACTGTTCAAGCTCCTCTTTTACGTCCATTTCTTTTCGGCATTTTCATTGCGCCAGCTTCTAATTTGCGCGGTGCACACATAAACTTACCGTCTTTTGCTTTCACAGTTCCGCCCTTTTTCTTAAAACCCATCTTATTACGGACAGGGGTTGGTAACATTGAAAGTCCTTTTCCTTCATTACCTGCGGGTACATCTTTTAGTGCCATTACTTCTTCTTCCTTCTTAGTGACTTAACGCGACGTGGCTTACCAGCAGGCTGACCTAATCGCTTCTTCTGTGATATCCTACTACGTTTTTCTTTGGTCGTCATCTCTTTGGTTGTCTTGGGTGTTTTACTAGAAATCCTTTTGCTGGGGCGACAATATGGAGTACCCCGTTT